ATTATCAAGTGTAAAATCAATACAAATGAAAGTAATAGAAACATTGAGTGCTATTCTAAAAAAGCACAACATCAAAGGCGTTCAGCTTTCTGAAGTAGTTGAAGTTAAGATGGCGATGGAGGGAGTTCTTGCAGACGGTACGGTGGTGGCTACACCAAACGAATCGTTCGAAGTAGGAGCAGAACTTTATGTTATCGATGCCGAAGGAAATCCACAACCAGCACCTGATGGCGAGCATACGCTTGACAATGGAATGGTTCTCGTTTCTGTAGGTGGCTTCATTACTGAGGTGACTGAAGTAGAAATCGCTGAAGAAGAAATGAGTGCAGACATCGCGGCTACTATTGCAGCAATGGATGAGCAGTTGACATCTATCAAGAATCAACTAGCGGAAAAAGAAACTGAACTTGCATCTGTTCGTGCAGAACTAAGTGAAGTAAAAAACAATCTAAACGTTTCACAAGCTAAAGCAACTGAGCTTTCTAAACAAGCGGCTGCAGTATCAGTGAAAGAAGAAAAAGCAGTTGTAGAAACTGCGGTTAATTTTTCAAAAAAACAAACTAAAAACGACACGATCCTTAAGACGATTATGTCACTAAAAAAATAATTAAGACTTCAAGCGGATTGGTTGTTGCTGCTACTTGTGATTTCACAACTGCAGGTTCAGTTACTCTTGCTGAGACTGTACTTACTACAACTGACTTGAACACTAATGTTGAACTTTGCAAAAAGCAATTCGTTCAAGATTGGGAAGCTTACAATACCGGTGCAGGATTCATCAACGATGTTGTGCCAGTTGAGTTCGCTGACTTTATGTTGGCTCACATTGCTGCAAAAGTTGGAGAAGCAATTGAGTACAACTTGTGGCAGGGTAACTTTGATGCTGCATCATCTAATGCAACACCAACATACACTGCGTTCACTGGTCTTTTAAGATTGATTGACAACGCTAAATCAGGTACTCCTGATGTTGACTTCTCAGCAGCTACTTCTGCATCAACAGTTATCGCGCAAATGCAAAGCGTACTTGCTGCATTGCCATCTACATTGATTGGCAAAACAGATACAGTGAAGCTTTACGTTAATCGTAAGACTGCTCAGTTCTATCGTCAAGCTATCAATACACTTGGTTTCCAATTCACATACAACGCGACTGAGAATGCTCCAGTCTTGATTGATGGTTACGAAATCTATGTGTGTCCGGGTATTCCTGATTCAACAATGGTTGCTGCGGAAGCTGACAACTTGTTCTTCGGTACTGATTTGCTTTCTGATTTGAACGAAGCGAAGGTTATTGATATGTCAATGACTGACGGTTCAGACAACGTGCGTGTTGCAATGCGTTACCGTTGTGGTACTGCTATCGGATTCGGTGCAGATATCGCTCTTGGATACGTTAATCCATAATTGAATTAATAACTTTAAAGAACGGGTGGGCGTTAAACACCCATCCGTTTTTTTATTAAAAAAAAAATACTATGTGTAATTTAACTAGAGGTTTCGGTCTTGGTTGTAATGATACCATTGGTGGCGTAAAGGCTCTTTACTTCGCGGAATGGGATGTTGTAATGGCAGGTGTTGACTACGACAATACAACTGGACAAGTTGAGGTATTGCCAACGATGACGATCTACAAATATGTTCCTCATCGTAACACGGGCAATTGGGTAGAAGAAACAACTGCTAACCTTGATACGGGTTCAGTGTTTTGGACATCAACTATTAGTGTAAGTTTAAAAGGACTTAGCCAAAATAAGCAAGTTGAACTTCAGAACTTGGCGTATGGTCGTTGGATTGTTTTTGTTGAAGATGCTAACGAAAATATTTGGATGATTGGTGCGCAGGAAGGTGTACTTGTAAGCGGTGGAAACGGTGCTACGGGTGCTGCAAAAGGTGACTTGAATGGTTACACTTTGACTCTTTCAGCTGAAGACAGATTCCGATCTCCAAGATTGGAAAGTTATACAACTGTTCCTTTCGATAATGCTACATTTGGCACTATCACAATCGAAGATTAATTCGTAATTTAGTAGCGGATATATTGAGAGATTTATCCGCTACTTTATATTATCTTTTATATGGTATATCTTTTACCAAATACGGCTAATCAGTCACTATATCTATCACTTTACGAGGGCAGGTATACGTTGGCTGATTTTACGCATTATATGTTCTCGATTATTCGGGAGGAGAATAGCGAAACTGGTGAGAAATTAAACCAAGTTCCTACGGTCATAACTGACGGAAGCGGTTACTCACACATCACTGTCACGACATCTACACTTACGCAGGCAGGTCGTTATCGTTATGTGGTTTATGGACAAAATTCGTCCACAAATATTGATGACGAAGATGCATCAATAGTTGGTATTGTAGAGATTGGTTATTTAGAATTAATAGACAACGGCACGTACTACGATGTTGTTGAAACAACTACGGCAAATGACATCATCATTGATTAATAAAATTACATCAATCAACCTTTCGTCTAATTACACGCAGGTGTCAAGTGATGAAAAAGAATCTTCAAAAGGATGGGTTGACTATGGTGATAGAAATGGATTCCCACAATACTGCCTTGAACTAGCAGAGCAGTCTCCAGTTCACGGATCATTGGTACGCTCAATCTCACAGATGATTGCAGGTAAAGGTATCACATCGCAGGATGTTGGTACTGCTTCACTTATCAAATCATTAAAGATTGATGCAGCGGTCAACAATACTGCTTTAGATTTAGAGCTGCACGGTGGCTTCTTTTGGCAGGTGGTCTGGACATTGGGCGGTGAGATATCATTCGTTGAACATTTGCCATTCGAGAATTGTCGTATCGGTATCAACAGAGAAAGTGGTGACATCAATGGCGTGTGGTATTCGAATGATTGGTCGAACTTGAAAAAGCGCAGAAACGCTCCTAAGTTTATACCATTGTTTTCAGAGAAAACTAAAAAGGAGCATCCGAGACAAGTCTATTTCTGCTTCAAAAATTCTTCGACTGCTAATTACTACGGAAAGCCTGACTACATTTCTTCGCTTAACTACATTGAGTTGTCGCGTCAGATAGCTTTATTTCACGTTAACAACATTCAGAATGGTCTATTCCCTTCGATGGTTGTTTCGATGAATAATGGCATACCTGAAACGCAGGAAGAAATGGATATGGTTCGTCACGATATTGAAAGAAATATAAGTGGCGCAGTTAACGCTGGTAAGTTCGTCTTAATGTTCAATGAGAACAGAGACAGAGCAGCGGAATTTACTCCGTTCCCAATCACTGATGCTGATAAGCAGTATCAATATCTTGAAGATGTTTGTACTCGTCAAATAATGATTGCGCATCGCGTTACTTCGCCATTGCTATTTGGTATCCGTGAGGGCGGTGGTTTGGGAAGTAATAAGGACGAGATGGAAACTGCTCTTAAGATTTTCAATGAGCAGGTTATTGAGCCATCACAACGCTTGATTACTGATGCAGCAGAGACAATTCTACAAGCTGCTAATTCATCAAGTGCGGTGTTCATTGTGAGTAATGGTGAGGAATCAGAAGTAGACCAATTAGATGCTAATCAAATGGCGGCTATTGTCGGTATTGTGGAGAAGGTTAATAGTGGCGCATTGACATCTGAGCAAGGTTCTGCAATTCTGATGAATATTTACGGAGTTAATGAAGAAGTAGTATTGCCATTGTTTGCTCCAATAGCTAGATAAGTTGTCTCAACTTGGTGAGATAATTGACGAAGAAGAATGGGAGTTGATGAGCGAAGAAGAAGCTGGTGGAAGTCTTGAAGAACTTGAATACTTCAAAGGTTTGAAGAACGTTAATATGGCTTATGGCAGCTATGCTAATCCTGGTGAGGCGAGTAATTGGGGAGATAGTGGTTTGTATAAATTGAGATACAAATACTCAGAGAATATAAGCGCAAACTCTCGCAAATTTTGCAGACAGATGGTAGGTGATAGCGCGAGAGGTGTGGTGTTTAGATATGAAGATATTGCAGATATGAGCGCAAGTGGAGTGAATCAAGAATTTGCAGCAGAAGGACAAAGCACATACGATATTTTTACCTGGAAAGGCGGAAGTTACTGCCATCATTCTTGGCTCAGAAGA